CATCTCGTCACAAGACAACGCCGCTAAACTGATCGGCTATGTCGAACGACGCGGACTTGATCCGACGAATCCAAGGAACTATCAGAAAGCGTACGATGTGCTCCGCGAAAACGGAATCATCGCCGACGCTTCTGGAAATCAGGTTGCTGAGACCGTATTGGCCCCAGCGCCTCCTACAGTGCGTGAGGAAAAGACGGTGCTAGAAGCGGCACCAGCGCCAGCAGTCACTCGGATTAGTGAACCTGCTGTCGCCGCAAAGCGACCTGTCGCCCAGATTCCTACTGGGCTTTCGAACGCCGATCAGGTGTCCGAAGGTGAGAGCACTATCCCACAGCCCCACTGGTTAACAGTGCGGGTGTACTTGAAAGATGGGAAGGGCGCTCCGACAAATCAGTTTCAAGAGTTCCATGATCTTGATGCAGTTCTGAAGCTAGAAGGCAAATCGGAGAAGGAGTTTTACAACTCCCAATCTCCCGAAGCGAAGGCGCGTCGTGCAAAGTACGAAGTAGCCCTCGTGGAAAAGGAAGCCCGCTTAGCCGCTCAGAAGCGCAAACGAGGTTGGTAAGGAAGAACTCAAGTTGTATCGCTCTGGGAGGAGACGAACAACAAGAAAGGTTATAAATTATGACCGGATATTCACCGGCTATCAACAATCAATCTAACCTCCCGCAGAGTACCGTGAAGTATTACGATAAAAAGTTTCGGGAAAACCTCAAGGCTCAAACCCCCTTCGTGGCATGTTCTGAACGTCTAGACCTGCCGATGAAGAGCGGAAACCAGTACGAGATGTTTATGTACGTCCCCTTGGCTGCTAACACTAGCACCACTGTGGAAGGAACGGTCGGCACCTCCATCCCCGTCAGCGTACTCAATACGACTGCGGTGATTGGAGAATATGCTGATTACGCCAACTTCAGTTCTTTGTCTCTCGCAACCGCGATTGACAATACTGTTGAAAATGTCGCAAAAGAGCTAAGCTACAGACTCGGTGAGAGCCTATCCGCTCTGGTGCGTGCGACCGCAGACGGCGCGTCCGCCATCGACTCCAGCGTGCTTGTGGAACTGGGTGCGACCAGCACTTCCAGCTTCACCGCTCTGTCCTTGAGCCAAATCCGTAACTCTGTCCAGTCTCTGGCAGGGCGTTCGGTCCGGCCCTTCGACGAAGCGTCGAAAGCATTCTGTGGCGTCATCCACCCGTTCGCCCTTGGCGACGTGCTGGCTGACAACAGCAACGACAGTCCTCTGGACATGTTGAAGCACACCCCCGTGGGTATGGCCAAGATGGAAGAGTTGGTTTCGGTCGATCTGACTGAAGTCATCGAATTGCCCGCTTCTGGCGTGCATTTCTTCCAGACCAACCAGATCACCACGACCCCGAGCTATCAGACCGTTAGCGGCCTGACGGCTCTCCGCACCTACATCTTCGGGCGCGATGGTATCTACTCCATCAACCTCGGAGCACAGGGCGACACCGGGTTCGGCGACGGTGAATGGCAGAACATCAAGTGCAACATCAAGCAGAACGTTGAACCCAGCGTTGCTGACCCGGAAGGTCTCATCCCCGGATGGACTTCCTACCGTGTGCACTTCACCACGTCTCTCGGCCCGGACACCACGATCCGCATGCGTCAAATAGACGCGGCCAGCGCTATTTCGTGATGCAAAGACAACTACTTAGGAGCAGTTATTAGATTACTGCTCCTTCGGGTTTCTTCCACCAACGGCGATGCCTTTGATTGAGTTTCTGCTGAGTTGGATTCGCCCATCGGACGTTTCCGATTTCGTAGTTACCGTCGTTATTGATTCTATCTATTGACCAGTACCGCTCATAGCCTTCAACTAGGGGCGGCCTTGGTCCGATAGTAGCAGAGATATCGGCAAAGAAGGTCGTAAAAGAATTTTCCCAACATTGGTGCATAGTTATGCCGCGTCCTCCGTAATCTGGATACGCGGGATGGTTTTCATTGAGGCATCTCGCCTTTATGTTGATCCACAGCGTGTAGATTTCCGAAGGCTGCTTACTGCCCTTGGTCATGCTGCGCTGGCCATGCACAGTGGTGAAAGTTCCGCTTCGTGAATAGCATCCACAACTTTTGGTGTGGCCGCTTCGCAGTTCGGAGCCTAGCGCAACGAACGGCATTCCACAGAAGCACGCACAATTCCATTGTGATTTGCCATGAATGGATGTGCCCGCTGGCGATGTGACAACAACGCCAGAGTCTAGAATTTTGCCTGTCAGGTCAAGTCTTTTCATAGGACATAGATTAACACAGGTAGCATCAGTTGTCAATGCTAAACGAAAGGACATCAACATGGCAGACACCCAAGAATCCTATCCTATCCCTACCACAGGGATTGGGAAGGCACTCTTCATGAAGCTGGCCGGGCATGGCGTGACGAACGCTAACCCCGAGACTGCTTCGGGAGCCTTGGTCGGTGGAAACAACACCTACAAGGTCACCCTGTCCGTAGCGAACAGCGTAAGCGCTGGCGTCTCGGCCACGGTTGCTGTCACTGCATCTCTGTATGATCTGGCTGGCACCTTCCAGTCAATCGTCGGGTCTGTGACCGCAATCTCGTACAACTTCTTGCCGACCAGTTCCAGTGGCACGCAAGAATCGTACCCGGCCCCCAACGCCACCGTAGGCGCAGTTGCCTCGGTAGGTTCGGTTTCCTACAGCAACTCCGCTGCTGTGGCGACCATCACCCCCTTGAATCCGGGGCAGGCAGTTTGTGAGTTCGAATACCCGTTCGCGGGCAATTCGGAAGGTCTGACTGGCGGGTCATTATTGCAGCAAAATGATATGATTTACAGTCAGATATTGGTGCAAGTGGTCCCTTAACTTGTAGCAATAGTAAAGTTTCGCGGACGTTATAAACCCGTGAAGAGGGGTTGCTCCATCAGCCCCTCAAATTCTTCTGGAGAAGAAATGAAAACGAAAAAGAAAGTTCGGGATATGAATCCCGAAGAATTAAAAGCGTTGTAATAGTGGAAAGAAAGACAAGCACATTGATTACCGTGAACGGTACTATGGCGCTTGAATCTCTGGGAGGAGAAATGCAAAACGAG